GACCACCAATGAGGGTATTTTCAATGCCTGTGGTTATTGACCCACCTGCAACATCTCCGATTGCTACGTTGTAAGCATTTGTTGATGATGTAAAGTTTTGTTGGCCTAAAGCATAATACCCTACAGCAACAGACCTGTTACCTTTTGTGTTTGCCCCAAGCGAGTCATATCCTACAGCTACATTAAAATCAGCATCTGTGAGAGAATCCCCTGCTATACCACCTATGAGCGTATTGTATTGGCCTGTGGTTACTGCTAGACCTGCACGGAATCCGACTGCGGTGTTATAAGCATCAGCCCCTGCGTTTAATACTTTCAAGGTTTCATGACCAACAGCAGTGTTAAAACCGTGGGCATCTTCAGTTGCTAAAGCAGAAAAACCTATTGCGACATTAGCATCACCCGTAGTAATCGCAGTACCCGCTTCATCGCCCACGACAACATTATATGTACTACCGCTTGCAATGCTGTTACCTGCGTTGACACCTGCAATAAAGTTGTTAGTGCCAGAGGTGTTGGTAGACATGCCGTCACTTACGACTGTGCCAGTAACGTCTATGCCTTCTTCTTTTATACGAAGACGCTCAGTTAAGCTGCCAGTTGATTCGCTCGTTTTAAATACCATCTCCCCACTCACGGGAGAAGCAGCAGGCTGTACAGTGGCTATCGTGGACTTGATTGCGTTGCCGCCACCACTGTCATCGCCTGAGTAAAACTCAATAAGTCCTAAATTGTCGCCAGCGCTTATTGCATTAGAGTTGTTCGACAGCTTTAGAACAGGGGCAGTAGTCGCGCTATTAAGAGTCACATTAGATGTAACGTCTATGCCTGTTGCAGTTGTCTGGAAAACATTTGTGTTATTGTAAAACAAATTCACAGCGCCGTCCGGCACCATATCTGCCATCGTCTCGCCGGTGTATTTGTCAAATGTTATTCTGCTGCCTCTGATATAAAGTCTATTTGCTCCAGAGTCATCAATATAACTATTAGACCCATCATGATAAATCTGTAAATCACTGCCAGCGCCGAAGATGGCTTTTGAGTTATCAGCAAAGGTAATGTCATCACCTGTAGAAACAGAAATATCTGTGCCGCCTGTTGTATTGCCAGCAGCAAGAATCTCAGCAAGCGTATCTGAAGCTCCAACTTGGGCGTCTACATATGCTTTTATGGACTGCTGAGTGGCTAGGGATGTGGCGCTGTTAGACGCCATGTTGTCTTCGTCTAGTACCGCCGTAACTGTAGTGCTAGTACCTAATTGTAAAGAAGTGGTGCTAGTTACTGCTTCAACTACATTAGTTCCATCACAGAACAAGAACATAGTACGACCATTAGGTACAAGGATACCCGAACCGCTAGATGTTTTTAGAGTTACATTCTCGCCTGATGCATTCTTTGCTATGTATATTTTAGAGAGGGCTGGACATACAACTGTACCAGCGGCTGACAGGCTTGATCCTGTATCCGTAAACTCTAACATCGCGCAGCGGGATTCAGCGGTTGTGCCGTTAGCTGTTGTAAGTGTATGAGAGTTACTTGACCACGTGTTGACTACTGCACGCCCTGCTATGGCCTGTTCTACCATAGAAGTTATATTGTCGTTTACTACATCTCCCCAAGTACCACTAAGTTCGCCCTGTACTGGGAGCGCGAGTTTTAGTATCGAAGTATATTGCGTTGTCATTTGTAAAACCTCATGCGGCTATTCTGTCCCAGTTAGGGTCTTGTGTAGTTGTTGCTTCACTCCACGTTGGAGTTTGGCTATCGTTTATTTCCTGCCAGTTAGGAGCTTGTGTGTCTGTTACTCCGTTCCATGTTGGAGTCTGACCATCATTTATGGCTTGCCAGTTGGGGTCTTGGTTATCATCAACCTCCCCCCATATGTTTACTGTACCTATGTATCCTACAGCAGATACTCCAATTACGGAAACATCTGCGTCAGCAGTAGCTACTACCGTACCTAGTTCGGCGTCTGCCTCTAACCCAGTAACTGGTATGGTTATACCTAACGCAAAAGTAACATTACCTAATTGGGCTGCTCCTACTACCCCTGTTACTAGGGTGTTTGCTTCTGCATCTACTGTAACTGTGCCGACTGAACCTGTAGCTACTACACTCGTTACCGGAGCGTTTGCCTCTGCATCTACTGTAACAGTACCTAGTTGAGCTGCCCCTACTACACCTGTTACTGAGACGTTTGCTATGCCTGTGGCTGTTAATGTACCTACCGCTCCCTCGGCCTCTACGCCTGTTGCGGATATATCAGCTTCTGCATCTACTGTAACTGTACCAACTGCGGCGGCTCCAGCTACGCTAGTAACCATAACGTCTGATTCGGCATCAATTGTAGCTGTGCCGATACCTCCCGCAGCGTCTACGCCCGTTACAGAAGTATTTGCTGCTGCGTCAACCGCTACAGAGCCAATAACTCCTTCCGCAGCAATACCGTCAATCGATACTATAGTTAGGTCAGTACCCCAAGCCGTTTGGCCCCAAGCACCGCTACCCCAACCTACATACTCAACAGAAGACGGCATTTAACCACCCTATGGAGTAGCAATACGTACGATAGCATTTGTAGCATCTGCTGCCGGAAACTGTACAGTAAAATCACCCGCTGTAGACGTTTTATCCCCGCCAAAATCAAGCACCGCAACCGCTGGGTTGCTACCTCCCGACTTGTATATTAGAGCGCCACGAGCCGTAATAGTAGCATCCGTCCACGTAGTATCCGCAAAGTCTAAAAATGCTGTAGTGCCCGACGCCGCAGGGTTAGCAGAAATAGTAAGTGTATTTCCTCCCGCAGTGTAATTTGTACCTGATACTTCATTAGTAGTAGCGTACGCTGTAGTGGCAGCACTTAGAGTTGCACTAGACGTATACAACGCTATTTTAAAAGTCTGTCCAGTGTTGCTACTAAAGTCCATCTCTCCATCTAAAAGAGCGATTTTAAAAGAAGTACACATCGCTTGTGAAATTGCCATTTTTTAGTTCCTCAACTAACTGGTGTTCTGAACTGTCCAGAACGGTATGTATCTTCTCGTAACTTACCGTCACCAAGATTCTTTAATAATCCCATAGACAAAACAAACATTTTCTCGTAGTTGGCTACAATGTCTGGCTCGCCCTTCATAAACCGTATTGCTTCTATCAGCGCCCCGTTCAACAGTGCGGAGTCAAATTCATCTCCTAGCCACGTAGTACCTGCGGTAACTATAGACTGGGGGTAATACCCGTAATGAAGCTCCATACTATATGCAGCGTTGGGAGTTGGCCCTACTATAAAGGAGTCATCATCAAAATACGCGTAGTGTTTTGGTAGCCCAGTAGCTGTATTGTTGGGGTAGGCTTCACGTATAAAATTAACGTCTTTGTTTAGAAGAAACGTGTAGTTACCACTACCGTCTATAACCGCTAAAGAGTACGACCACAAAAAGTCAGTGGGCATACCTAGGTACTGATTCCCGTTAGATAGCGTACCTGTAACATTCTTACGCAACGCGGGTATCTGAACTGAGTTATATATCTTCTGCTCGGCCTGTTCCGTAAACATAGCAAGCTGGTCATCTGTAAATGAGTTCTCACAAATGTCTTGGATATTAGCTTTCAGTTCTGTGTAGTTCATAGCCTATGCCATCGGGCCACGGGCATATAACCCTTTAGTTGCTGCCCCAGTACCACGAACTTTGACTTTACCGCCTTTAGAGTAAGCACTAGTCATAGACTTGCCAGTTTTCTTGGCCTCTTTCTTGGCAGCTTTTTTACCTGCGTCTGTATACGCAAACTCTTTATTTCCTACTTTTGGCATCTTACTGCTCCTATTAAGTTATTACTGTAACTTGCCCTATACCGCCAGTCATAATTAGCGCATTGGGTGTTAGATTGTAAGGATCAAACCCGCCACCTACAGGACTCCAACCCCACTGGGTGTCTCTGCTGCTGTAACTTCCTGCCTCACCTAAACTAGTGTCAGGTCGTGGGCCACGTAATGCTTGCGGGTCGTTTACTGGAAACTCACCTAGTCTATTTTGGGGCTGGTCTTCATCCCAACACTCAGGACACGCTTTTATATTAGTGTCTCTATCTTTAACTATAAGGCTCTTTAGCTCTTTTAGTTTGTACTGCCATCCACACACATCGCAGTAGGCTATGGCTATCTTATTAGAGGCAAATTGATTAGCCATGTTTATACGTACCCTATGCGGGGGGTAAACCTAGCTGAGGTCTTCTCCCTGTCTTCTCCTGCGGCTAGTTCAAACTGCTCATCATACACAGCTTTTAGCATGGGGACTCTATCAACCATTTCCGGTATCTTCATAGATATGTAATAAGCTAACCCTGCCACCAAGCAAGGGAAGAATCTAAAATTCATGTCCGCAGTTTGTATGCCGCTACCTGCGTCTTCTATTCTACGCATACGCCAGTAGTATAAAACGTAGTCGTTAGTATCGGGTATAGGCCACAGGTTAACTTTAGGAGCGTCGCGTAAACGCTCGATGTACATCTGTATGGGCCTACCTTGTGTTAACTTGTTAGGAATAGACGCGTAAGTACTCACACTAATACGACTTAGGGTGAGGTCAGATTGGGTTGCTGCGTTGCCGCTGCCGGTGCGTATTTGTTGTTCTAGCAGGTCTATAGTGTCTGCGGGTAGGTCATACTGCGTCTGCCCTTTAACTAAATTAACAGTGCCACTATCTATAGTCCACATGTTAATACCACGGTTCTGCCACTCAATGGTAAGTAGGTTCATAGAACGTCGAGCCGTGCGGAGATCATACCCAGAGCGCATCTCACGTCCAGCACGTTCAAACGCTTCTTCAGCGATCTCTGTGAAGTCCATATTGAACGTGGAAGTGCCTGATGTAGCCATTACTTGTTTCTCCGTTTAGTGGCTGATACTCTTCTAGGCTTACCTGCCGGTTGCCCTAACCTCTTTTTCTCAGCTACTTTCTTTTTCTTCTCGGCGCTAGACATCTCGCCAGAAGTCTTAGGAGTCTTCTCAGATACCCGTTTAGAGGGCCTACAATACGGGGTACCACGTCCATCTCCTTTTTTACGGCCACAAGCCTTACCAGTTTTAACGTCTTTCCAATCTTCTTGGAACCACCGTTTTAGAGACGCGCCTTTTTCTGTCTTGCGTATCTTACCACCAGACTTGTAGTACGCTCGCATTACTTACCAGCCTTTTTCTTCCGGCATTTAGCAATAGCACCTGATGCGTATGCGGAAGGGAAGACCTTGTAGCTGGCCTTTACCTTCTTATAGCACGAGTCCTTGACGGTTCCGCCTTTTTTGTACCCGCACCCACATCCACTTTTTTTATAGTAGCTACGCACTATGCGCCCTTCATCTTGACCATTTTACACTTACGGACTGAACCGCCACGAGCCATGCCACAACCGCGAACTTTACCGCCTTTTTTCATCATAGGCATAGCACCGCCTCTATCTTGACCCATACCCATCGGGCCACGTTTTTTCTTTCTAGGAGGCATTGGACCGCCTGTCATAGGCTTTGGACCGCCCATAATGCCGCCAGCACCTTTAGGACTAGGTTTAGGACCACCTTTTGGACCTCCACCTACATTAACGCCACTATCATCGTACGGCGCAGGTTGTGGTGGTTTTTTCTTCATTTTCTTTTTAGGGCCTGACTGAGGTACGTTAGCCATCATCCCGCCCATGTTATATTTCTTAGCTTTCATGAACTTATCTCCAATGTTTTAGCAGTTCCACTTTCGTAAGCTCTTATTTATGCGGCTGTTTGGATCGTTTGCCGTTTTAGAGCTTGTGTTCCGTTTTTTCATGCCCTTCATACGAGCACAGAAAGACTTGCGTCTGTTAGCAGCCTTAGAACCTTTTTTGAGTTTACTAGGTTTCGTGGTAACGGCAGTCTTTAACTTACTGCCGGGATTAGCCTTACGATAACTAGCAACACCTTTTTTGTTCAGGCCACCAGATTCACTCTTGCCTTCCTTACGAGTCCAAGCGGGCGACTTTTTAACCGAGCCTCCGCTTTTATAGTAAGAACGCATGACCTACTCCAGTATCAAAGTTATTTTGTTACCAGAACCAGTAAGTGCGGCAACAAAACAGCCTTCACGAGCTAGTATACCGTCTGCGGGTAAATACACGTCGTTCCAACCTGTAGGTAATGTAAGGTCCAAAAGTATGTCCCCGCTAGCGGTTCCATTGCGCAATTGAAACGTACACGCAGCGGCGGCGTTAACCAACACACCTAGTATACGAGAGCGGTTCGGACCAACAAGAGCCGCAGTATCACCCTGCGAGAAGTTAAATGCGCGTACTAAATTAGCAGCCATGTTATCACCTCTCGTTTACGGTTGAATTGCAGTGTTAAACGCCTGTGCATACATTACAGTAATTACTGCACTGCCCGCAGTAGTCGCTGCGGAAGAAGTAACAGTTAAACGCTCGTCAGAAGTTCCTGTGTTACCCCAAGCAAGGGTTCCACCACCAGAAGCACCAAGAGCCTTGATACCTACGGTTGTTCCTGAAGCGAGGGCGTTAATGTATGTAGCAGCGCCACCAACAGTATCACCAACACTAATGTTAGTAGAAGCGTTAGCTGCAACAGCCAAATCAACAATAATGTTAACAATTTTAGAGTTAGCGGGAATGACCATATCGGTGACAACCGCAGCAAGTGCGCCGCCAGATAAGTCGGCTGTATAGGATTGGCACATTACAACGTAGCCGACGTTTGCTACGTCAGTACCTACTGTGGTGCCGTTAGTGTTACGAATGTTGCCAGCCCGAATAGGACCAGAAAATGTAGTAGTACCCATGTTAATCTCCTGTCTTGGGTTAGTCAGCTACAGTATGTAACTGTCAGGGATTGGTATCTTATAGCACAAAAAGTAATGGGGGGCAATAGTTGCCCCCCACACTAATTACGCACCGGGTGATCCGTAAATTCCTAGTGGGTCAGAAACCCCGAAGGAATAACGCTCACGAGCCTTATAGCGCGAGTTGCCCGTGTCAAAATCTGCATCCATAGATGTAGACATTGGAGTACGAACAAAGTGCTTCAGGCCGTTCGGCACATCAGTCATCACGAACCAAGCATTGGTGTCTGTGAGGTAATGGTTAACGGCATATCCTTCAGGGATAGAACCGTTGTTGCGGAGAGCGTTAATATCGTTATCCGCAGTACCTACACGACCATCAGTGTCCAACAGACGAGTTGCAACGAATTGCAATGCTGGTGGAATGATTAGCTTCCGTGGCTGAGCAGCGATCAACAATCCTCGCTCATCTGTCCACTGGCTAATACCAATAACGGCGGCTTCAAGAGAAGTCTCGTTAAGGTCAGCCGCAACAGTTGGGCGGTTCGCGTTGGTGCCACCAGAAACAAGTGGGTGCGCTGTTGAGAGCAATGGCTGTCCGTCACCGTAAGTGGTGCCAGCAGCAAATCCATTGTTCAAAATAGACGCAGCTTTAACTTGCTTAGTGTACGCCATTGCACGAGCTAGGGCCTTTGTATAACGAGCAGACAGTGAGTCATACAAGTTATCTTCAATAGCTTCCTCAGTGATTGAGAAACCCATTGCAACCGTCTCATGCACGTAACGTGCACTCCATGCTTCTTGAGCATTGTCATATTCGATGGCTGAGCCTTCGTCCTTGACAGGTGCTGCTGAGAAACCGGATAGCTTAGTTTCTTCCTCAAACGAGCGATCTGAGGATTCTGTTTCAAAAATTTGGGCGTGCTCTTCGCCGTATTTTGCATATTCCAACCCAAACAGTGCGTTTAGACCGGGAAGTAGCTCTTTAAGGAGCTGGGCGCGTGAAATAGCCATTAGTTATCCCTCCTAGACGCCAGTGAGGTTATTCATTTGATGCCCTGCGTTCCATTTAACGAGTGCCTCAGTGAACCCACCAGATGAGTTTTTAGTTTCCTCTACAAGTTCCACAATACGTAAAGGTAAAGTGTTCGTCGTAGCGGTCGAGTCGGAAATACCACATCGTGAATTTCCAGTAGCAGTATCGCCATCGTTGTTGATCATTGCTACGTTTGCACCCAAATCAGTGATCGCTAGATCGCCAATTACTGGCGTAGCGCCAGCGCTGGATGAAAGTACAGCAACTTTAAACAACACATCAGTGCCATCAGCGACGTAAGCCATGATGTCAGATGCAGCGGTGTTTGCTGGGTAATATTGGCTGAATAGCTGATAGCCCAGTGAGGGATCAGTATAAGTACAACCAAGGAATACACCCATAGGCGTCATTGCTGCATCAGCAGTATCACGTTCTACGGTGCCTCCGGTAACAAGTTTTACAGCGTCACCATTAAAGATGTTCGTGTTATATCCACTCGCAATGCTATATTGACGAGTTACGCCCACGAAAGGTACGCCGCTTACAAGTTTAACCGGAACTAGCCCTGAAGGGCCACTTACAGTTGGGTAAGCCATGTTAAGCTCCTAATTTAAGTTCCGTTTCCGAAAGTGACCTTCGTCTTCCTGTCATTAAACAGGGGCATACGAGGATCATTTTCTCTCATGAGACTGTTGTCTACGGAGTGCATCTGGGAGTTTGTCTGTTGTTGATAATGTGCAGACCTCTCTTCGACTAATTCCGCTGGAGCTTTACAAAGCATCAAACCACCAATCACCACGTTGTCTTTGAACCGTTCATTTTCAACGGCAACCAATGTGATTTCTGGGTGATCTACTGCCTTTACAGGCTCCCAACCTTCTCTTATTTTTGAGGATACGTTAGTGGCGTCTACTTGCCCTTGCGTGCTTACACGAACCCAATGAAATTCGTAACCCGGCTCGGGATTTGGAGATGGTAGCACCTCGGGACGCGTCCAAGCCTTCTTGCGGATCGTTTTTTCTTGTGTTTCTAGTTCACGGTCAATTCTGTTCGTAGCCATTATTGTTTCCTCATATCTAGTGCAACCTGTTTGGCGTATTGTTCGGGAGTAAGACCCAAGCGTTTAGAGAGCGTTAGTTGTGTTTGCGTTAGCCTAACTTTCTTAGGCGAAGTGCTCCGCGTAGCGGGTGCAACCACATTTGACTGCTTCTTCGGCTTTTCTACTTCCTCCCCCTCGAAATTCTCGGGGAATAACTGTCGCATACGAGAATCAATTCTCTCGTAGTAGTCATCACTCTGAGGGCTAACGCCCTCATTGACAAGTTTATTATGCAACCCCAGCGCGTAACTTGTCATCTCTACGTCTTGGTTGAACCAGCCGTTCGCGTCTTGCCACGCTTGTGCTCGTTTATCAACCTCCACTGGCGGTGGGGTGGTTTCAGGTTCCATTTTTACATTAGTTTCATCTTCTTGTAAAGCTGGTAACTTGAAATTATTTAGCCTATCAGACTTAATCTTGGCGTTTGTTAGGTTTTCTTGTGCAGAAAGAACGCCGTCTGAGTCTCCGGCTTCATACGCATCTTTATACTGCTTTTTAGCAGATTCTAGCTCAGATACTGCACTTCGCTTAGCTTGTTCAAGCAAAGCTGTTTGGTTTTTGTTTACATTGGACTTGAGTTTTTTATTCTCTGCCACAAGTTGTTGAGATAGTTTCTCCAACTCTTCACGTTCACGGAAAGCCGCTTCTTTAGCGCGGCGTTCGTCGTGATAGCCCTTACTAAAATGCTGTATCCGTTTACGCACTCTCTCTGAATAGTCTTCCAACTCGTCATCAGTAACGTCTTCTGGGGGATCAGAGGGTTTACGATTGCGATCAGCTTTCGGCGTATCGTCAACCACTTCAATTTCATATTCGTCGTCATCAGTATCCACTTCACTTTCAACGACAGGCTCAGATTTCTTAGCCTCGGCTTTAGCTTTCTTACCTCCAATGTCCACTTCGATAGCACTGGAACCCTCCACTTCGATGTCTTGTTTTGCTTTTGTCTCCTCATCAGGAAACTCGTATTCTACTTTTTGAAAAGGCATGATTTTTCTCCTATACAGCCATAATGCCACGAGGATCAGGGATTACAGCTTCCACAGAATCGTCGTTCATTAATCTAAATTCTTTCCCGTTAACTTTGAACCGTGTGCCTGTGTTCATACGAAACATCACATAGTCCCCTTCTTTACACCAAGGGCCTTCAGGAAAACGGTCTTTGTCTGAATAGGCGTCTGCCCCCATATCTATAACAATACCCATAATCGACATGATGTACTCTTTGTGCATCTGGTCAGTTGTTTTAAGCAGGGTACTGCCTTGGTAATATTCTTCGACATCGGGTAGGGCTATTAACAAACGGTAGCCAGAAGGTTTGGGCATTTGTGCTTCCCATTCCTCATCGCTGACTTCACGTTTACTAGTTTCAGCAATAGGTTCAGCTTCCGCTGCCATCTTAGCTTTCAGTGCATCAGGTACTTCAATAGTCTGAGTGTTATTCATCTTCATCATCCATATAGTTACGCGAGAGGTCCTCAATGTGTTGCTTGCTGGCTTCGAGACCCCGAACTAAGCCAACAATCTCCTTGTATCCTGCGAAGTCTTTAGCAGACCCCCCAGCAAGAAAACTAGTTGCAGACGAAATATCTTCGTCGAGTTTTTGTTTAAGCACGTCAAAGACGGTTTTAGCCATTATTCACCT